ATTACGTCAGCTTGGTTCTTTGGCTTGAATACACGTATTGGACCTTGTTGTTCATCGTTGTAAATAGTAACAACGGCATATTTTATAAGCTTATTAAGTTCTTTTCTAGCATCTGTTAAGTTGCTGAATGCTAGATTAAAAGTCTCATTAGTATCGTTGTTAGTATACTTTATCAAATAGATAGTCATGATTTAAAACAGTTTTGCATATCCCGGATATAGTAACGGCCCAGGATGTTTCCGTTATAGCTTCCGCCATTTAATACTTCTAGTTTAATCTGCCACTTAATCTCACAGAAGCTTAAATATTTCTTTGTGCAGCAGAGTTCTAGTATTGTGCGTTTAAATCTTTGCTTACCATACTTCTGTATGTCATCTTGTAGTTCTTTACAAGAGCCATGATAATCTTTCCAGTCAGACTCTTTTATAGTCCGCTGATATGTTTTACGGGTCTTAGTAGCTTTCTTTAAACGCTGTGAGATTTTTGTTTTACGAACATTACGCAGGACCTTTTTACCTACGTAGAATTTGTATGTAATTGTATCTTGTATCAGATATACAAACCCGTGGATGTTCTCATGATCTGGAAGGTCTTCTATAGTATGGACCTCTTTGTTTTTATAAAACCAGGGTTGTTGCATAGGGATATGGATTAGCTCTACAAATATAATGTAGAACTTATTTAGTTCTCCAACTTTTTATTCAGAATGGGGACTAATCTGTCACGCACTTCCCGTGCAGTATAATCTCTGATAGAGTCAGATACATCTTTGCTCATTGGTAGTACAGCTGTCTGGACACCTGGGTACACTTCTTGGTAACGTTCCATGGCTTTTATTCCTGCTTCGTCATAGTCAAAAAGAACAACCACCTTTTTGTACTTTTTCAGGTACTCATTCATTAGCTCCTTTTTGATCAGGGAGTTCTCTGAGTCTGGGGCTATGATGTCTATAGAAAGCTTTAGACTTTTTAGAGACATGATATCTTTAAGAGAACTGGTTATGATTAAAAATGGGTGGTTTTTAATCTGTTCAGAACCTTGAACATAGTCAGAAACTTTAATGAACTTCTTATCCAGGGTCTTTGGTTGGTAGATTTTGTAAAGACTGCCGTCTGCTTTATGATATCCGTATAGATAGTTTCCTTTGATACAAAGTTCTTTATCATCTTTTATCATATAGTATGACTCTAAAGGAATCACATGGTGCTCAGTTAAAAGCTTGGTTCCAATATTAAACTGGGTCCAGAAATACTGATCCGATGTATTCCACTGTCTAGACTTAGTAGACGATACTTTGTATTTACTTGCCTGTTTAAACTCTTGAAGATCATAGCCTCCGTTGTTATGCAGGACAAAGTCATTATACTTTTCTACTACCTGCTGACAAGCTTTATAGTATGAAAGCTGGGTAATATCTTTAACCAGATCTATTGCAGAGCCATATTTACCTGATGAGAAATCCTTATATCTGTATACGTTATCCTTATTAAGATAAATACACATGCTAGGAGTACGTTCTTTAGGATTGAATATACTCTTGATTTTTACGTCATGACCGTTAAGCTTTTCTTTGAGCTTGCAAAAGTGCTCAAATATCCAGGACACCGGGACATCTTTGACGTCATGCACTAAGTTTTTTGTAATAAACATAGCAGCGGTGTTAGAAATAAAAAATGGGGACTAGTAAAAACCAGTCCCCGTGATAACCATTAAACCTTACATTGAAAAATCATCAGTGGCTGGCTCAAAGCTTCCAACAGTCTTTGTTACTAAAGCTTTATAGTGATACTTATTTGATTTATCAAACTTGTCAAGCTTAGCTTCATCAATAGAAACAAACTTGTATTTTGGCAGAGATAGTTTTACAATAGTCTTTCCATTGTATTCTTCCTCTGTACCCTTTAAGAACCAATATAAGTTCTGACCTTTTACTAGATCAATTACTTCTTTAACCCATTCTTCAATGGTGTTAGCCTGAATAGAATCTAGTTCATGTTTAAGACCAAGTTCTGTAGCAATAATAGTTAGCTTATACATGATCTCATTACGAGATACGTTTGTATTAGCAAACTCGTCAGTCCACATAGTGGCTCCAACACGAGCTGTCTGACCTTTGTACTTAGGTCCATCAGGGTTGTCTTTGTCAATTGGCCATCCTTCAAAGTTTTCAAGAGCTGGTCCCTCTAAATAGAGTTCCAGTACTTTCTTGTCACCTTTGTTTGATGTACGCAGTTGACCACTGTTAATGTGAGCATAAACTACTCCGGGGTTAAATGACTTGGAAGAACCGCCACTTTGTTTTACTTCCTGTCCGCTTGTACTGAACATACGCTGTGTTTTTGAATTTAAAAAATGAGGAATTAGTTTTCATAAGTATATATAGACTCTTTAACAAGAGCCAAGTCATTAGCTATCTCAAAGCTGTCAAACATGCCTTTAGGACTTTTGCATGTATTCTCACCATTGTTTTGTGTCTCAAATACAAAACGGATGTTGCCATCTTTGTCTTTCTTGACTTTACCAAAGAGAACAATAGAGAACAAACCTTCTAGGCTAAGCTTCTCATCAACCATACGGCCGATAGTCTTTGCTTTAAACTTGCGTTTACCTTCTAAGTCTGTTGACTCTTCAGCATGTGTAAGAAAGAAAATAGTAAGATCATCTCTGAGATCCTTAGGCATACGTGCAATGCGAGCTAGGTTAGCACCGATCTGAGTAAATTTCTCATAGCCTTTCTCATCGCTGCGGTCAAAGAACTCAAAGCTAGACATGTACTGAAAGTCATCAATGACAATAGTCTTGATTTCAGGACGTTTAGAGTTGATGTAACCTAAAGCTGCTTCAATTTGTTGTGCGGAAGAACCGGTGTACAGATTACCTGTAGGGTTATCTTTACTCCATTGGATGTACTTTTTCTTCCAGCCTTTGAAAGGGAGAGGCTTGTTAGCTACGTTAATAATAAATGTTTCTTTTGGGTCCAGGTTTTCTATACTGGTAGATTTACCAGCACCGGACTCTGCAATAACTAGGATGCCTTGTGCCATATTACTTAGATGTTGATTTTATAAGTTCGTTAAGCCATGTTTTAGCACTAACAGGTTTGCCTGTAGTAATAGCCATAAAGTCACGGATTGTCATCTCGCTGTATGGACCATCTTCCATAGGAGCAGGTGCTTTATAAGCTGTAACTTGTTTTATGTTTTGAGGCTTAGCTGTTTCTAGTAACGCTGATTGACCATTGATAGCAACACTTTGTGCATCAATAGCTCTTAGCTCTTCTAACGGTACTAGATAAGAACCTTTTTCATTGATCTCATACTCCTCTTCAAATGAAGAGTTATATGGTATACGATATACTGTTCGGTTAGGATCTGCTGGTTCTAGATCACGAGTGATTAGTTCAAAGTAGAATCCTTTTTCTTTCTTAAACTCAGATGCAAAAATTCCAACTACCATTCTAGCTTGCTTATCATAGAAAGCCATCTTCATATTGAAGTCTGTTCTAGGAATGCCAAGGTTATTAATTAACGACTGATGGTAGTCTCTGACTTCTTCAAGTCTTTGTTTCTTAAACTCTTTGACATCGTCTTGAGTTAGTGTTTGTTGTGATGTGTTGAACATGTGATTGTGTTTTAATCTAATTCACTACCAATAGGAGCAGATATATTTCTTGTACCTCCACCTCCTGTTCTTTGTGAATAACGTAAGTATGTTCCGTCAGGTCTTGTTGCTGTGAACTCTGGTACTTCTACCATACGCTGGTTCTTGCCATCCATTTTTAGGAAGACAATACTTTTTTGTTCGTCACCATTACGTACTTTAAGAAGGTGCATAAAGACATCTTCTTTGTTTACTTCGTAAGCATAAGGACCGTATGAACGAATGTCAGATTTAAAAGGTCTTGATAGAGCTACTACCATATCAGATCCTTGCATCAGTGCGTCACCGCCAAAGATGTCAGAGCTTGTAGGATAGTTTGCAATAGACCCAGGTGTTTTACGTGAAGACTCATCCATGGATCTGTTTAACTGAGTGATCATTACAACAGTAATAGGAATCTCATTTTTTAATCTCATGAGAACTTCTGTTGTGTTGTAGAGAACATCAAACTTATCTTTTTCTGAGCTTGTTCTTTTGATAAGCCAACTGTGATCTATTGTAACAATCATTGGCTTACGTCCGCCATCCACGTACTTGATCTTTATAGCGTCTTCTATTTCTTTGTGATTAAGAGATATAGGAAACATATCTCTGTGTATTCCTTTAGAAAAAAGGAACTTCGTTTCTTGGATATACTGTTTAGCTCTTTCGTAGATAAAATTATCTAACGCTTTTTCTGTACTTAAGATGACTCCATAGTCTTCAGCAACCTCAGCTGCAAACTGACGTGCTGCGTACTGCTTGGCACCCATCTCAAACTGGAACTCAACAATATTAAACTTCTGATCAGGATTAAGGCGGTGTGCTTCTCTTATTATTTGAGAGGCTATCATAGTCTTTCCTGCACCAGGACGTGCACCGATAGTGAGCATAGATCCCCACTCAAGTCCACCAACGCCTGCTTGATTAAAGCCAGGCCATGGTGTCTTAAGAGACTTGATCTCACCGGTCATTCTCTTTTCTATGTATGTCAAACCTTCTTCTAGAACGCTGACATAACTTCTGCATCCGTATTTTTCTTCTGCTAGCCCCATATAATGTAAGTATGAATTACTTTGAAAAAACTTCGTCCATCAGGCTTTGAAGAGAATCAAGACCTTCAGCTTTACCTGTGTAGTAAGCTTTATTCATCATCTTACTTACGATAGTCTCAAGAATAGAGTAGTTAATTAATTTAACTTCATCACCGGTATCTCCGGTGAGCCTAGCAGAGGGGAGTTGAGTAAAGAGCTGTTTTAGCTCCTCTTTGTGTGTTAGTGTTTCCATGTGGAATGTGTTTTGTAAGTGTAAATGTAGAACTAAAACTGTAGAACAACAAAAAAGTCTACATAATAATCTACAACTTTTTAGGCAGTTTTTAGAATCTCTGGGTTGTCTAATATCATCTGGCAATGGTCGGCCAGGGCTGAGCGGCTAATCTTAGTACGAGGGTCAGTCTTCTGTATAAAATAAGAGCTGTTAATCATGTACAAGTAACCGTCTTTCTGCTTGGTATACACGTAGTAATCAGTGGCATCCAGTACCAGGTCCCAGTCAAACTCAGGATAGGTTTTAAAGAACCAAACAAACTTGTCCTTAAGTTCCTGTACCGACTGTCTAGCCAGTTCTCCAGAAGGTAATTTCTGGGCAGGAAACATGTTTCTGTAGGTAGTTATAGCGTTAAATGCGTCAGTACCAAGGATTTCTGAAGCTACCCTCTTTTTTGTCTTGGCTAGTAAAGTTTCAAATTCATCCAGGATAAATAGTGCCCCGGGAGTTAGTTTACCATCTTGTCCGATATGACCTCTGTTTGTAGCGGATTCTCTTTCAGCATCTACATCTATGAGGCTGGTCGGTTTAATTTTGTTTCTGCAGCAATCAAGGAAGTAGAGCTGGTTCGGGCTCACATTGTACTTGATTAGCGTTGTCCATAGTTGGTGACTCATAATGTTCTTTTATATAGGTGAGGATTGTAAGATATTTCTGCCTAAAGGTTTCACAGGTCTGTAAAAGGTTTTTACAAGAACTAACATTATGGATTACCGTTGTATGATCTCTTTTGCCTAGACTTTCACCTATACTTATTAGGCTGTAACCCAGCTGTCTGGCAAGAAAACAGTATATGCTTCTGAGTTCTACGATTTCTCTATACCGGTCTTTACTTTGAAGTCTTACTATCCTGCCATACTTAGTAGGTAAGAATGGTTGGAAGAATTCTTCCAGTGACTGCAGGCTCATCATAGGTATGTACTGATCCATGTCTGTTTGTACTCGGGTTATTACTGTTGGGTAATACCCCATCTTTTCATAGAAAGAGTCTTTAAACTGCTCTATCAGCTTCTTTTCAAGCTGGATAGCATAGGTTTTTGGGTCCATAAATTTCAAAGGGTTTGGTCTACAAATATAGGTAAGTTCTACAAAATTTCGTATATTATATTGTAGAGTTTATTTAGGCCCTACATATTCTAGGTTTATAAATCTTATATAAGATGTCAAAGAAGTTCTATGCTCAGAAAGATGCTCTGGGCTGGCCTATCCCCGGTACAATGATGAGTGGTGCTAAGGTGCCTGCTAATCTCGTTGAGATTCCTGCAGCTAATGTAGCTCCAGGTGCTAATCAGGTAGCTGTTTCTCACCCTGAGAAGCTCCGCTATTTTGTACGTAAGGACAAGAAAGGAAACATCATCCCTAACACATTGATTATCAGCTTGAAAAAGCCAGCTGGGGATGTCTATGAGTTCAAACTTGTAAAGGCTAGCTAAAGATGGTAAAGGAAAATCCGGCTATTGCAGCATTCAAAGTCTGGGTGTTTCCCAGTCTTGTGTCTATTGTCAGTCTGATGATCTGGAATGACGTCAACGAAATTAAAGCTGATGTCAAGGCTCTTATGGCCCAGTCTAATATAGACAAGACTCGTATAGACAACCTAGAACGTCAAGTCTACGGAGGAAAGACAGCAGCTAATACTCCGGGTAAAGAAAACCCTAAGCCTTTTATAGCCAACGAGTTATATGCTGTGCTACCTGACAATACATCTAATCCTAAACCTAAAAAACGTACTATATGAGTTTTAAGCAATGGTTATTGGACCTCTTCAAAGATGAACGCGGGTCTACATCTATTAAGCCGGTAGTTGGATTTATGGGTGCACTGTTTCTCTGTGTAACTCTTACAGCAAACTCTTTTACTCACGGTGATATCAAGCCGTCTGATGCTCTTGTGGACGCTGTTCTTATTATGACCTGTGTGGGTATAGGAGCAGACAGCGTAGATAAATTCAGCCACAAGAAAAAGAAAGAAGATGAAGCTTAATAAGTATACGATAGGTATTCTGGTAGTTATTGGTCTTATCCTGCTATCCCGCGTTGGTTGCAACAACGGATTTGGCTTTTTTGATAAGCCTAAAGCAGATACTGTAGTAGTTCGTGACACTGTATGGAACGAGCATGACAGTACTATTATACGCCAAATGACTATCCGGGAAGTAATCTATGATATTGATACTCTTCCTCCTCAGTACTTGCCTGATACAAACTATGCAGCTTTAAAGTTGCAGTTTGAGGCACTGGTTAAAGAGCATGCTTCAAAGAATGTATACTCTGATACTTTGAAACTAGATACTCTGGGTTACATAGCTGTAGCAGATACTACACAGTTTAATAAACTATTAAATAGATCCTACGACTATAAATATAAGATTCCTACTATAACCGAAAAGATCACCATTACCAAGTATCCTCCTAAACGTAATCAAGTTTATATAGGAGGTGCTATAAATGTTGATGCAAAGCTTGCTCCCAGCACAGCTGAAGTAGGATTAATTCTAAAGACCAAGCGTGATCAGATTATGGGTGTAAAAGCCGGTTCTGATATCAATGGCAATGTAAACTACGGATTCCAGAGTTACTGGAAGATCGGATCTAAAAACAGATAATATGAAAATGTTGATTCAAAAGCTTCTCAGCCTCTTCAAAAAGAAAGTAGTGAAGAAGGTTGAAGAGGTAAAGGCACAAACTATGCCTGCACCCGCTGCTCCAGTACAGCAGAAGAAGAAAAAGAAGTACTACAAACCCAAGCCTAAGGCTAATATTTAATTCTTAGTATATGGATTTATCACGTCTCAAAGGTCATGTACCTGATACTGTTATTGCACAGATCCCTGAAGTGATGCAGAAGTTTGCAGTGAACACACCGCTACGTCTTGCTCACTTCTTAGCTCAGTGTGGACACGAGTCAGGTGGATTTAAGTTAACGCAAGAGAACCTTAACTATTCAGCTAAGGGTCTTATGGGCATTTTTAAAAAGTATTTTCCTACACAGGCTTTGGCTGATCAGTATGCACGCAAGCCTGAAAAGATTGCTAACCGTGTATACGGTGGACGTATGGGTAACGGTCCTGAAGCTTCTGGTGAAGGATATAAGTTTCGTGGTCGTGGATATATCCAATTGACCGGTAAGCAGAACTATACTGCATTTGATGCTTCTGTACCAGAGAGTATAGTAGATAATCCTGATCTAGTAGCTACCAAATATCCTTTGGCATCTGCTGCCTGGTTCTGGAGTAAGAATGGTCTTAACACCATTGCTGACCAAGGTTCTAGTGTTGAGACTGTTACAAAAGCTACAAAGCGTGTAAACGGTGGTACTATTGGTTTAGCAGATCGTATCAAACACTTTAAAGAGTATCACGCATTACTTGCATGATA